GCCCGTGCGTTGGTGAGTTATATTGCCCTATTTAGACCCGAGAAAGCGGCGTTATCTAACGGCCGTGCGCTTAAATTAATGCGTGAGGTGTTGGACATGTATCAGCCGAGTCCGTTGTTGTCCCATGCGCTTATAGAAACCGCCAATGGCGTGATGAAAAACCGTCGTGAGACCCGAAACGTGGTGGCGCTAACCAATCATAACTATCTTAAAAAAGTGTATGAGGGGGCTAAACCGTTATTTGCCGTGGTGCGTAACGAAGGAAAAAGTGCGGTAGAAAGTGCAGATAAATTAGCAGAAGACAAACGGACAGCGGCAATACAGTATATCGAACGTTATGCGGCTATTGGTAAATTGGAGTTTGTTAAGAATATGCCAGAATATTTAGTTTGGAAAGCATGGAAAGAGGAACAAAATGCAACCACAAACCCGTAAACAGATGATCCAAAAGATCCACATTGGCAAAGGCATGCTGAAAATGACTGATGAACAATATAAACGCTTTTTGTTGGACACGGTAGATAAACACAGTTGCACCGTGATGACAGATGCCGAGTTGATGCAAGTATTGCGCGCCATAAAAGCAAAAGGCGCGGTGTTTAGTGCGAAAAATGCGCCAAAACGTCCCGCACCAAGGGCGGATAAAGCGAAATATCTGGCAAAAATCACCGCACTTTTAACGGAATACGGCCTGCCACAGAGTTATGCAGACGGCATGGCGAAAAAAGCATTTGGTATAGATTTTGTGCATTGGTTGGAAGTGTGGCAGTTGAAAAAAGTGGTGCAAATGTTGGCGGTGTATGACAGAAGAAAACAGAAAGCTAAAAATTAGTTGCATAACAACAAATTAAGCGTAAATTAAAGGCTCCTATGGAGCCTTTTTTATTGGAGAAAAATAATGAAAAAACTATTAATTGCTATGGTATGTGGTTTAATTTCTGTTTCGGCCTTTTCAATGACAGATAAAGCCAAAGGAGAACTAAATAAAGCCTTACAGGGAGATTATCAAGCACTCCGTAATTCGGCATACTCTATGAAAAATGGATCTGCTGGCCATGATCTTAATCCGATTGCAGGCTGCGCATTGCGTAAAATAACATTAATTGTGGCACAAAATGAAACTGACACCAGTGATTATAGCAACGAATATGTAGATTGCAAAGCATTGTCGCCAGATGAATCTGAAAAAGCATGGAAGATGACATTGCAGCTACTGCCACAAGTATTGCAATTAAAAGAATAAAGTCGTAAATAATTATTCAGCCTCAGCAATTAAGTTGGGGCTTTTTAATTTTTTTAGGTGTAGAAACCTGCTTTTTGAAATTTCCGTGCGACAATCCGCCTAAATGGTCACAAAGGGGAAATTTTATGCAGTCTGAACTTGAAAGTGTTGCGGGGTATTTACCTGAAATCGTGTTAGAAATGGTGGAACTAGTCGGGTTTACGGATGTAGAGAAGATTATTAATCAGTTCGGTGGGGCTACGTTTCGCTTTACTGACGGAGCAGTGTATTTCCCGCGACTAAAAGCACTCATCGGGCTTGAAAGTGCGGTCAAATTGCGTCATTATTTTCAGGCGGAGGAAGTGTATATTCCGCGTTGTGAAGTCGCCCTGCGTTTGTTACGCAACGAGCGCCTAAAAGCGGATTTTGACTACATCACGCAAACCGAAAAGAAAAGCGGCCGCACGGCAATGTTAGAGCTTTGCCCGAAATATCGTCTTTCCGACCGCCAAGCGTGGGAGATTGTGCGCACGCAACAAACTCCGCAATATCAACAAGCCGCCTTATTTTAGAATTATAGGGTGTGTGGAACTGTCTCCTCCACCCATTCGACCTCATTTAACACAGAATACCCTCAATCATATCAACGATTGAGGGTATTTTTTTTATGTCTTTATCTTTCAAGCAAATTTTTGACCGGCTTATCGGGCATGAGGGCGGTTACGTCGATGATCCACGTGACCCGGGCGGCGAAACCAACTGGGGTGTCACTAAACGCACCGCGCAGGCGAATGGCTATACCGGCAACATGAAAACCATGACGCGCCAACAAGCCTATGAAATCTATTACCGCGCATTTTGGTTGCGTTACAACTGTGAGCAAATGCCGGATGCCGTTGCCTATCAATTTTTTGATGCAGCAGTGAATCACGGCTTTGGCAATGCGAGCCGTATGTTACAGCGTGCGGTTGGTGTGTTAGATGACGGCATTATCGGTAAATACTCTCTTGAGGCCATCAATCGCAATCCAATCTCTGACACGTTAATGGTGTTAAACGGCGAACGCCTGAATTTTTACACCCGATTAAAGAACTTTGACCGTTTTGGCAAAGGTTGGGTGAATCGTGTGGCACAAAACTTGAGATATGGAGCACAAGACAATGAAGTTTAGTTTTAAAAACATTTTTAATCTGTTTAGCCGGGTATTTAAACGCTTTAACCCGAAGATTTATCAGTATAAGAAACGTCCGAAAAAATACAGCAAGAATGCGTGGAGTTATATTGCAAAAGGCAAAGCCACGCCTGCCACTGCGTTATATGCGTATATCGGAGCATTATGATGCGTAAATTTTTTGAGTTATTTACTAATGATAATGGGCGCGCCAGTACTACAGGCTTTATTCAGTTTTTTGGCTTTTTAGTGCTTGCCGGTGTGCTCGTGTATTCGGTTTATCTCGGTCGTGACAATGCGACCGATCTCTATTTGTATTTTGCGTTTTTCTGCGGTGGGTCGGCAGCGACAAAAGGTGCAGTGATGGCATATCAGTCCAAAAACAAACGCAATAACAACAATCAAAACTATCAACCACGGCAACGTCAAGATGACGATGACGGGTATCAAAGACCAGGCTTATGAGGTTAAAAATGAATCTATTACATATTGCTATGACTGCTCTTAGCTCTGCCATTTTGTTGTTGTGGGTAATGTGGAGTCGGGCAAAAGCTAAAACGGCTAATTTAGAGCAAGCTAAAAAACAACTCGAAACACAAAATCAAGTGTTACAAACCCGTGTGAATAACCAAAAGGAACGCAGAAAAAATGAAGAAAACGCTCATAGCAGTACTCGTGACGAGCTTATTGACAGCATGCGGGAATCAAACGACTTGCGTGATTAATACGGCTTGCGATGGCTTTGGCAAAATCTATGCCAGTCGTCAAGATACTACCGAAACCTTACGCCAAATTAAAGCACACAACGACACATGGCGGGCAATCTGTGGGGGCGAGAATGGAACTACACATTAACGGCATCATGGTGTTTAACGCGTTAGTGTCCATTGCGGTATTTTTTATCGGTCTTTGGTTTAAGCGGCTGGATGGTGAATTTAAGCAGTTACATGACGAGGTTGATCAAGTGAAACGGGATTATCTCTCGAAAGAAGTGGCGGGCATCGTGAATAAAAACGTGATGGATAAACTGGACGCCATCACCAAGCAGCTTAACTCAATCACTGAAAAACTCGACAAGAAGGCGGATAAATAATGTCGGCAAGAGAACAAAAGCGGTTGGAGCAGAAGGCCGAACAAGCCAAAACCAACCAAAAGTTAGACCAAATTTTAGATTTAACCCGTGAAGTCAGCCGCAAAATCGACAAATTGGACGACCGCGTGGACGATATTGACGCCCGTTTGAAAATGTTGGAAACCCGCATGGATAAATTGGGCATTAAGTCTGTGATGGCAGGCGGTTTAGGTGGTTTAGTGGTGTCGGTTGGCTTTGAGCTCATCAAAACAAAATTTGGGGGCTAATAATGGCACACGATGAAAAAACCAAGGCTTATGTACGTCGCTATTATGTGTTTGATTGCTTGACGTTAGAACAGGCTGCAGAAAAAGCCAAAGTATCCTACAACACCGCACGCCGTTGGAAGAAAGAGGCAGAAGCACGTGGTGACAACTGGGACACGGTGCGTGACGCCAATACGATGGCAAGCGGCAAAGTAGAAGACGTGGCGCGCGGTATGCTCACCACCTTTGTTATCTATTTTGAGAAAACCATGGAAGAGCTACGTCATGCGGAAGATTTGCCTGTAAGTGATAAAGCTAAACTGATCCAAGGTTTAGGTGATAGCTACTCGAAAATGGTGGCGAGCAGTAAGCGGTTATTGCCTGAAGTGTCGGAAATGGCGACCGCGATTAAAACCGTCAAAATGTTTGGTGATTTCGTACAGGCGAATAAACCTGAGCTTTTGCAAGAATTTCTTGAATTATTAAACGGATTTGCTGAAACCTTAGACAAGGAGTTCAAATGAATCTCTTTTGTTTCTTTTTTGTCATTATGGCATGCCTTTCCGCTAGAGATGGCGGAAGTTGGGGATGTTAGGTGTTGTTGGTATTACTGGTGAGTGATTAAAGTGCGGTCAATTTTTACGGTGTTTTTAAATGAAAAATAAAGAACTTTTAAATGAGTTGCGCGCCTATGCAGATAGCATGCGACAAAAACTCGAAGCGTCTTTTGACGGTTGGGACGACAGCCCAGAAGCAGTGGTTGACCGACGTAAAAAAGTATTTGACCCAGTGAGTGGTTACGATTATTTCGTTTCCCATTATTTCCCGCATTATGTACGTTCGGCATCACGTTCGGAGTTGCACGATTACTTGTTCAAAACTCTTCCTGAAATATTGCAAGATCCTAAATCGGTCAATATGGCGACTGCAGCGCCTCGTGGTGAAGCAAAATCCACGTTGGTGTCGCAGTTGTTTACGCTTTATTGCTTAGTAACTCAAAAAAAACGCTATGCACTCATTGTGATGGACTCTATCAATCAGGCTTATCCGATGTTGGAATCTATCAAAGTAGAACTTGAGTTTAACCAACGCCTACGCATCGATTTTCCAGAAGTCGCTGGACAAGGTCGCGTATGGCAGGCAACGACAATTTTAACGAAAGCAAATCAAAAGGTTGAAATTGCAGGGTCAGGGAAAAAATTACGTGGTTTGCGACATGGGGCTTATCGTCCTGATCTTGTAGTGTTGGACGATATAGAGAATGACGAACAAGTCCGCAGCGCAGAACAGCGCGATAAGTTGCACGAATGGCTTAAAAAGACCGTACTTCCACTGGGTGTCCCTGGCGAAAAACTGGACGTGGTCTATATCGGGACTATCCTACATTACGACAGCGTATTGAACCGCACTTTAGCCAGTAAAGCATGGAAAACCGCGAAATTCAAAGCGCTGAAGAAAATGCCTGACGATATGGCGTTGTGGGACAAGTGGGAAGATTTTTTCCTGAATGAGGGCGAGGCGGTTGCAGACGCTTTTTATCACGCTAATCAAGCGGCAATGGATAAAGGCTCAGAAGTGAGCTGGGCAGCACGTCCGTTACTTGCGCTGATGAAAATCCGTGCTCGTGATGGCCATGCCACATTTGACTCCGAGTATCAAAATGACCCATTAAGCAGTGATGACGCGATTTTTGCAAATGCCATTAAATATTGGACGGAACTGCCATCTGATTTGATTTATTTTGGTGCAGTTGACCCGTCACTCGGCAAAGCGGGCGCGAGCCGTGACCCTTCGGCGATTTTAGTGGGCGGTTATCAACGCGCCACAGGTAAATTGTATGTGGTCGAAGCGCAAGTTAAAAAACGCCTACCGGATTTGATTATTGAAGACGTGATCCGTTTACAACAGCAATACAAATGCCACCGTTGGTTTGTTGAGACCGTGCAATTCCAGGAATTTTTGAAAGATGAACTGGTTAAACGCTCAGCACAACGTGGGTCACCTGTGCCGGCAACGGCAATTAAGCCAAACACAGATAAAATGCTCCGTATTGAGTCCTTACAACCTCACATGGTGAACGGTTTGATTTTGTTACACAGCACACAAGCGACCTTGATTGCGCAACTGCGTCACTTTCCGAAAGCTGACCACGATGACGGCCCAGATGCACTTGAAATGTTGTGGAAGAATGCCATCACCAACGCCGCCCCGATTGAGTGGATAGGATTAAATGATGAAGATCTGGGGCATGATGATTTTGATGCGGAAGATGATCTATACAGCATTTGGCGAGGATAAAACATGAAAATTTTGGAAAAAATTAAAACATTGGTTGGGGTGAAAACTGAGCCAACCCAAACCGACGAAGCAATGGTGACAGCTAATGGGCGTGTTTTATCAGACCGCCCGAGCAACCGCATTACCCCGTCAAAGCTGAAAAGCATTTTAGAAGACGCGGAAAACGGCGATATTACGGCGCAGCACGAGTTATTTATGGACATCGAGGAACAAGACAGTTCAATTGGTGCTAATATTCAGACGCGCAAGCGGGCGATTCTGACGCTGGATTGGCGCATTGCCGAGCCACGTAATGCGACACCGGCAGAAGAAAAACTCCAAACCGAAATTGACGAGTTGTTTTATCAATATCCAAACCTTGAAAACCTTCTTATGGATATGATGGACGCAGTCGGACATGGTTTTTCCGCCCTCGAAATTGAGTGGAAATTGGAAAACGGTAAGTATATTCCGCATAACTTTATCCCACGGTCACAGTCTTGGTTTAAGCTAGATAAAAACGATAATCTCTTGTTAAAAACCCCGAACAATACCATGGGGGAACCTTTGCGTCCTTTCGGCTGGGTGGTACATTCGCATAAATCCCGCTCAGTGCAATTAGCTCGAATGGGCTTATTCCGCACATTGGCTTGGCTTTATATGTTTAAGCATTATTCTGTTCGTGATTTCGCCGAGTTTTTAGAACTTTACGGCATGCCGATTCGCATTGGCAAATATGGCGCAGGGGCAACAAACGAAGAAAAACGCACACTCTTACGCGCACTTGCACAAATCGGACATAATGCCGCAGGGATTATGCCTGATTCCATGGCTATCGAATTGCACAATGCGGCAAACACCGGTGCGGGGTCAGGAAATAACCCATTCTTACAAATGGTGGACTGGTGCGAAAAATCCATTGCCCGCCTGATTTTGGGGCAAACACTCACATCAGGTGCAGATGGCAAAAGCTCAACTAATGCGCTTGGCAACGTACACAACGAAGTGCGTCGTGATTTGTTGGTGTCGGACGCTAAACAAGTGGCGCAGACCATTACACAGCAAATCATCCTGCCTTATTTGCAGATTAATGTTGACCCTAATATTGCCTTGCACAGAGTGCCATATTTTGAGTTTGACACCAAAAAATACGACGATTTAAGCACCTTTGCGGACGCTATCCCTAAATTGGTGGGGATTGGTGTGCAAATCCCCGAAAAGTGGACGCGTGATAAGCTAGGCATCCCCGAAGCGCAAGACGGTGAAGTGGTTTTAAAAGCTGTTCAAAGTGATTTTAATCCCGATTTAAAAACACCGGGGAAATCTACCGCACTTTCTGCCCACGTGGTGGGGTGTCAGTGTGCGGGGTGTTTGGGTAAAGGTGCGCATGTGGCGTTGTCGGCTGCTAACAAGGGGGAAACGGAACAGGATTTATTGGATAGCTTGTTAGATAACGGCATGACACAAGTGGATTTTAATCAACAATTAGATCCAATGGTGCAAAAAGCCGTTGCGGTGTTATCAGCCTGTAACAGCTTTGAGGAAGCCAGTGATAAACTGGCGGAGTTTTACCCGGATTTAACCTCAGAAGCCCACGAACGCTATTTAACCAGTGCCTTATTCTTGTCGGATTTATTGGGGGCATGTAATGCCGACCGCACCTAAGTTTGCTATCGGCATGGAGCCGACAGAAGCGATTGAATTCTTGCGTCAGAAAAAAATGCTGGCGGGGAAAGTGTTTATTAAAGACTTACAAGACAGCGCGTTAGCCCGTGCGACGACTATTGCGCGCTTGTCTAGTCTTGAAATGACCAAAGACATTTATCAGTCGTTGGAAACCGCTATGCGCGAAGGCAAGGGATTTAATCAATGGAAAAAAGAATTGCTCGGCGAATTTGAGCGCAAAGGCTGGGTGTTTGGCAAAGATAACGCTATCAGCCGAGGTATTGACGGCAATCTATTAGCTGACCCGAAAACGGGCGAATATTTCGGCACACCACGCCGGTTGAATACGATTTACCGGGTGAATATGCAGTCGGCGTATTCTGCGGCACGCTATCAACGCATGCGCGATAATGTGGACAATCGCCCTTACTGGCAATATTCTGCCGTAGGCGACGAAAGAACCCGCCCAGCTCACTTAGCATTAAGCGGCAAAATTTACCGTTATGATGATCCATTTTGGACGACATTTTACCCACCGAATGGGTTTAATTGTCGTTGCTCGGTGATTGCACTTGCCGAACGAGATTTACAACGTCGTGGCATGGATAAGCCGGACGATAGTTCTGAATTTTTAGTCGAAGTGGAACGCCCCGCCGATAAAGCGGGAAATCGTGAAAAAACCATTGGTTTTAAATTGCCCGACGGCACGATACGGGTGACGGATAAAGGCTTTGATTATAATGTAGGGCGATTGAACTATAAGCCGAATTTGGATCTTTACCCGGAAAAGCTGGCACATCAGTTTGCCAAGGTGGAGATGCGCGGAAGCGAATTTGTTCATGATTTTAATTTGCTTGCGAAACAGGTGGCAGAAATTAAGCAATCATCTAGCCATGAAGGGAAAAAACTCACCGCCGAGCAAATGTTACAAGTGCGTGATGGTTTAGCGAAAAACTTCAGGTTCGCCGCGGGTATATTGAGCGCAGAAAATAAAGGACTGATGAAGGCAAACACCGGCACAGTGTGGCTATCAGATGACACCTTAATCAAGCAGTTTAATAGCCGTGATGGGCAGAATTTCGGCGTGGATGAATATACTGATTTACCTGATTTGATTCATGCGCCTGAACACCTATTGCAAGCGAAAGATTATCAGGATAGATACACCTTTATTCGACAAGGGAAAATGCTGGTCGTGAAATTATTACCTAAAGAAATCTTCGTGCTGTCGTTTCGACGGATTAAAGATAAGGAATTGAAAAAGTTGTTGGAAAAAGAAAATGCACTTAGGTAGGGCTCCCCACACCTACACACAGTCCCGAGTCTATTTCGCCTCATCGCCCGCGATCTGGGAGATTCATCGCTTTTCTAAGTGCATTTAGGTTTAACCATATTAACTCCCTTAATGTTTAAAAGCAACGCTTATGATAGAAATCGAAATTAATAATGCACAACAAATTGCCTCCATACTAAATAAACTAGCAAATACCGCTCAAGACCGTACGCCACTAATGCGTAGTATCGCCGGCACAATGGAATCGGCAGTGTTGCAAAACTTTGACGTAGGTGGCCGTCCGAAGTGGCTAGGACTGAAATATCGCCAAGGCACGCCGCTAGTTGATACAGAAAATCTGATGAACAGTATCACAAGTTATTATGATAATAACATTGCCATGGTCGGTACGAATGAGCCTTACGCAGCAATCCATCAGTTTGGCGGTAAAGCCGGACGTGGACGAAAAGTGGATATTCCCGCCCGTCCTTTCCTTGTTTTAACCCCGCAAGACGAGGACGATATTTTGGAGGATGTGCAAGCCTATTTTCGGAGCGTAGTTAAATAAAACATAAAACCGCTCTAAATCGCGCGCATTTGCGTTTTTATGATTATAGGGGCGATTTATCGAATGATTTTTTTTAAAACGATTTAAAAGGATTTAAAAAGGTTTTAAAAATGGTTTAAGATAAAATACAACATCAAAATTCATTTTTTCAAAAATTCTAACCTAGAGGGGAGTGTGGAAGACGCTCCCCTCTTTTCATTCCCGCCAATCCATTATTCTGAAATCCTAGATTAACTTTTCAGGATTTTTACGAATGAAACTCACCCTTGCAGCCTGTAGTTTTGAAATTGACCAAGCGAAGTATGGACGCATCCAGCTTTTGCCTTATGGCAAGTTTAGAGCTATTGACGGCAGACCGACAGATGTGGAGGCATGGTATGTAACCGATACAAACGGGGCTGATGTTGTGGCATTAGCTAACAGTCAGAAAAATCCCCTACCCATTGACTACGAACACCAAATCTTACATTCGCAGCAAAACGGCAAAGAGGCGCCTAGCGCAGGTTGGATGGAATATCTCTATTTTAACCCACAAGGAATTTTTGCTGACGTCCGTTGGACGGACAAAGCTGCGGAATACATCAAAAATGGCGAATATCGTTATATCTCTGCCGTGTTTGCTTATGACACGAATGGTTATGTTCGCAAAATCTTTCACGCTGCACTGACTAACAACCCCGCTTTAGACGGCATGGACGAAGTAATGGTTGCCGCCAGTGTGCAACTTTTAAATCAACAAAAGGAAAAGCCAGCAATGGACAAAAAATTACAAGCCGCCTTGTGCGCGTTGCTTGCATTAAAAGCAGACGCCAGCGAAGCGGAAATTACCGAAAAAGTGACCGCACTTTCTGCCGCTAAAGGCGATAGTCCAGTCGCACTATTAGATGTGTATGCCAAATTAGCGGAAAAAGAACAATCTGTCGCAGCACTCACTGCGCAGGCAGGCAAACCTGACCCAGCTAAATTCGTGCCAGTGGAACAGGTTGCAGCATTACAGGCTGATTTTAATGCGCTTAAAAACTCGGTAGAGACCGATAAAAAAGAGGCATTGATTCAGGCCGCCTTATCGCAAGGTAAGTTATCACCCGCGTTAAAAGATTGGGCTCAAAGCCTAAGCATTGAAGCGTTAACCGGTTATTTGGATAAAGCCGCGCCGATTGCTGCACTGGCTGGCGGCCATCAAGCGGAAGAAGATCCGAATAAAGGCAATGTTGCGGCATTAACCGCAGAACAACAAGCTGCCGCAAAAATGCTTGGCATTAGCGATGCGGATTACATTAAAAAATATCAGTCTCAGGAGGCTAAATAATGTCAATCAATAAAGCACAGGTGTTAAACCACATCACCGAAGCATTTCGAAAAGAATTTATCAAAGGCTTAGAAAACCACCCTACTCAGTGGGCCAAAATCGCGATGGAAATTCCATCTGCGACTAAAACCAATACTTACGGATTTTTAGGTAAATTCCCGAAAATGCGTGAATGGGTTGGCCAACGTCAAATCCAAAGCATGCAAGCCCAAGGCACAAGCATTACTAACAAAAAATTTGAATCAACCGTCGGTATTCCGCGCGAAGACATTGAAGACGATCAGGTCGGTTTATATACCCCAATGATGGAATTAGCGGGTCAGTCTGCTGCTGAATTACCTGATGATGAAGTATTCAGCTTATTGAAAAAAGGTAAAACTACACTGTGTTATGACGGTCAGAACTTCTTCGACACAGATCACCCGGTATTTGAAAAAGTAGATGGTACGGGTAACCAAACTACCCAAGTGAACTTGACTGTAGGTACGGATAACGATGCGCCAACGTTCTACATCGTGGATACCCGTTTACCGATTAAACCACTGATTTGGCAAAAACGCACCGCACCAGAAATTGAGCCGAAATTTGACCCGGCAAAATCCGAACACGTCTTCATGGAAGATGAATACTTATGGGGTGTACGCGCCCGTGGTGCGGCTGGTTTCGGCTTTTGGCAACTTATCCACCGCGTGGAAAAAACCAAATTAACCAAAGAAAACGTGCAAAAAGTCATTCAAACCATGAAAGGTTTGAAAGGTGACGGCGGTAAGGCATTAAACATTCAGCCGAATTTAATCCTGGTTCCAACTAACCTTGAATATGCGGCTAAAGAATTGTTTAAAACCAAACAAATCAACGGTACAACCAACATCCTTGAAAGTGAATTGGATGTGCTTGCCTCTCCGTTTATCAACGAATAACCAATCAGGGCGGGAAACCGCCCTAGGAGTTAATTATGGCTAAGAAAAACCCAAAAGACGAAGTAGCGCAAGACGTGCAAACATCACCGGATGTACAGGCGCAAAACCAAGCTGAAAACGGTGCAGATAACGCTGAAAGTGCGGTAGAAAATGTGGGCGAATCACAGACGGACGACAAAGAGGGACAAGTGATTGTGCCTATCGGTTATTCCGTGAAACTGCGTGAAATCCACCCACAGGCGAGTTATGGACGCTGTGGTTATCGCTTTAACAAAACCGATGCGGTTTACATCTCAGCGGATGACTTAACGGCAGAACAAACCTTAACCTTGGCGGAAGACCCTTGGTTAGAGCTTGTCCCGGTGTGTGAGGATTAAGCCATGTATGCAACGGTAAAAGATTTCGTTTTGCGCATCGGGGAGTTTCAAGCGATTCAGCTAACCGACCGTGACCGCGAAGGCGTGGTAAATGAAAGTGTGCTGACCATTGCGCTTTCGGATAGCACAAGCCAAATAGACGGTTATTTAAGTGCGCGTTATCGCTTACCGTTGCCGACAATCCCGCAAAATCTCACCCGCATTTGTTGCGATTTAACCCGCTATCGTTTGGCGAGTATGTCAGAAGTGACGATTACTGACGAGATTATCACGCGCTATAAATTGAGCTTAAAAGAGCTTGAGGACTTGGCGGCTGGGAAAATTTCGCTCGGCATTGATATTGAAGACGACCAACAAAGCGAT